CTACCTATTCAACTGCTGACTGGGAGAACTTTTATAAGTTTGTACTTGACCATAACGCACCTTACCTTTTGGAGAAACGCCTACACCAATCAAACACTCAAGCCTTTTTAGCCGATAACCCAGAGCTTCTGCCCCCCGGTTTGAACTCTAGTAGCGAATACAGCATCACCATAAGGAGAAAATGATGGAGGGATACAACACTATAGAGGAAGTAGCAACGCATTATCGGGTATCAATATCGACGGTTCGCTCATGGATTCGTGACAAGCTTATCCCGTTCCTAAAGGTCGGTGGCATGTACCGGTTCAAGATGTCAGAAGTTGACGCAGCGTTCCTACTACGCACAAACCAGCAAACTGTCGTACCTGTCGTAGAGCAGGCAACAGAAGCTGTACCCCCTACCGTTACGGTTGCGCCAAAAGCAACAGCAGCGGTATTTAGTTCAGATCAAGACATTTAACGGAGAGAACCTATGGCAAATATTGCGTTGTTTGATGCACCGCTTCCCGGAGTCCTGCACGGTGAAGTAGATGAAGATACCAAAGCCCTCGCTGGCAGTGGTGCCGGGGGAATGCGCCGCCTGTCTATCAAGGGTGGCGTATTTCGTGAAATGCTGGGCGGTAAGGAATACCGTACTAGTGAGGAGCGCCACATCAATGTGGCCGTTGTGCGCGTTGCCGAACACAATTCCCGTCAGTACTACCCCGGAGTTTATGTGGAGGGTCAAGCTACTGCGCCGGTATGCTGGTCGTCAGATGGACAAAGACCGGACGCTGATGTTAGGGAAGCACAGTCTGGCACTTGCGCTGCCTGCCCCCAAAACGTCAAGGGTAGTGGACAAGGAGAAAGCAGGGCTTGCCGGTATCAGCGGCGTATTGCAGTAGTGCTTGAATCTGAGATTGAGCGCCGCGAAGTGTATCAGTTGATCTGCCCTGCTACTTCTATATTTGGCGATGGAGAGCGCAACAAAATGCCACTGCAGAAATATGCACAGCATCTTGCTAACCATACAACTCCCATCACAAAGATTGTCACAGAGGTGCGGTTTGATACAACCTCAACACAACCTAAACTGACTTTCAAAGCAACACGCCCATTGACAGACAGCGAGTACGCCATTGTCAGGGAGTTGCGTGATTCTCCAGAGGCGATAAAGGCAGTCCAGCTTAACGCTGCACAGGCTGAGGGGGTTAAAGCAACGACGACAATGGCGCAGCTACCCTTGTTTGCCGACGAAGAACCCGAAAGCCCCCCACCTGCGGCGAAACCCGTAAAGGCTGCAGTAAAGAAACCCGTAGAAGCCGAGGTAGCTACCGACGAACCTAAAAAAGTTCCTTCCAAAAAACCTGCGCCAGAGCCTAAGCTTGCAGACCTAGTAGGGGAGTGGGACGACTAACCCACTTTCGTAGCTACACTTAGGAGAAGCCCCCCTAATACGGGGGCTTCATTTTCTTTGGCGCACGGGTATAGGTGAACAGTGGATACACTAGCGTTCTTACGTGCGGTGTTGGCTGACGAGGGGTTCTATTGCATCGTAGGGCTGAAGAAAGAATCAGACAGACCAGTACAGAAGTTCTTTCCTACGTTGGATGCGGCGATAGAAGTAGCCAAGCAACTGCAAGAAAACAAATTTGATTCCTACTACGCCCTAGCTACATTCGTAGAGGGCACTTCCAGAAAAGTTACCAATGCCAAACTGCTGAAAGCTTTTTGGCTAGACCTAGATTGCGGTGTTGGGAAGAAGTACTTAACCCAGCCCGAAGCTATTCAAGCACTGAGGACTTTTTGTAAAACGACGGGGTTACCGCGCCCAATGCTGGTTAATTCCGGACGTGGGATACATGTTTACTGGCCCATAGAGGAGGCCATATCCGCTGATATCTGGTTGCCTGTAGCCCAAACTCTCAAAGACTTATGTGTAAAACATAACCTGCACGCAGACCCGTCATGTACGGCTGATGTTGCACGGGTGCTTCGTGTCCCGAATACTTTGAACTTCAAGGACGAACCCCCTAACCCGGTGGAAATCCTTAACTCTGCAGTTTTTATAACCCCATTCAAGGCGCTCAAGGAGGCTGTAGGAACTGCGCCTACGGTGGTGAAGGGGTACGCCCCAAGGGAAATGGACGAGGCAACCCAGCTACTCCTAGGCAGCTACATAAGTAAGTTCAAGCGTATCTTGGATAAGACTTTGGCGGGGACAGGGTGTCAGCAGCTAGGGCACATTGCCATGAACCAGACAAATATAGAAGAGCCGTTGTGGAGGGCGGGGTTATCTGTAGCAACCTACTGTGTGGATCGTGACAAAGCCATCCACTTGATATCAAAGAAGCACTCCGACTATACCCCTGAACGCACTGTGCGCAAGGTGGCACTGATCAAGGGGCCATATACATGTGAGACGTTTGGCAAGCTGAACCCCGGCGGCTGCGAGGGGTGCCCTAACAAGGGCATTATCCGATCCCCCATCACGCTAGGGCGCGAGGTTCAGGAAGCTTCCGCCGAGGATAATATCGTACAGGCTGTACCCGCCGACACCCCCACTGCACCGGCTCAGACATACACTATCCCCAAATACCCAGCACCCTACCTACGGGGTAAGAACGGCGGGGTATTCAAGCGTATCCGGGGAGAGGATGCCGATATTGAAATACCCATATACCACAACGATATCTATGTAGTGAGGCGGCTAGTTGATCCAGAGCTAGGCGAGGCGGTGCTGATTAGACTCCACCTACCTAAAGACGGGGTACGGGAATTCACGGTGCCTCTGGTAGCGGTGACTTCCAAGGAAGAGTTCCGTAAGCACATGGCCCCTAAAGGTGTGGCTATGGCAAAAATAGATGAACTGATGTACTACATCATAGACTGGGTGACCCACTTGCAAATGAACGCTACCGCCGATATAGCGCGGCGACAATTTGGTTGGACAGATGAGCATCTGACGGGCTTTATCGTTGGCGACAAGGAGATACGGGCTGATCGTATAAACCTTAATCCCCCCTCCAGAAGCACCGCTGCAATGTTCCCTTACTTCACGGCAAGAGGTACGTTGGAGGAGTGGAAAGCAACAATGGAGTTCTTCAACAAACCGGGTATGGAACTGCACCAGTTTGGCATAGGACTTAGTTTTGGCTCCCCCCTTATGGCCTTTACTGCCGTGAATGCATCTATGGTGCATCTTTGGAGTCCGGGTAGCGGCTTGGGCAAGACAGCAGTACTCCAAGCGGCAGCAAGTGTGTGGGGGAACCCAGATGAAATTATGACCACTGAGAACGACACGATCAACACAAGGATGAACCGCGCCGAGATATACAAGAACATCATATTGCCTATGGACGAACTGACCAATGCCACTGGCAAGGAACTAAGCGACATGTTGTATATGTACACTTCAGGTCACCAGCGAAACCGCATGTCGCGTGGCTCTAATGTTGAACGATTTCGGGGGGATGCTTGGCAACAGATAGGCTTATCCACGGGCAACAAGAGCGTCATGGATATCATTGCGGCGTTCAAGGCCATGCCAAAAGGTGAGGCAGCACGGGTACTTGATCTAGCGGTCACGGCAGCTAATCTGCCCAACAAGACTGTTACCGACGAACTTAGCCTACGGCTAAAGCGAGTCTACGGCACAGCGTACATACCGTACCTGCAATACGTGATGCAGAACGTAGAGGAAGTTCGTAAGCTATGGCAGAGCACCCAAGTAAGATTGGATAAAGCTATAGGGTTTAACGCCCCTGATCGGTTCCCCTCTGCTACCGCTTCTACCTGTATAACGGGGCTGATCGTAGCTAAACGCATAGGGCTGATTAACTGGGAAATTGCCCCGCTTGTCCGGTGGTTGATACCCACTATGAAGACTACGAAGGCTGCTATAGACTCGCTTGATATCGCACCAGAAGCTGTGCTTAATAACTTTCTTGCGGAGAACTACAACAACATCTTGCGTATAAGAAGTACGGACGATGGTAGGCACCGCACTCAGGACACCGAGATGTTAATCATCCCTGACGGCACCCCACGAATATCTTTAGTAGCACGCTACGAATACGATATCAAGCAGTTATATATAATGCCAAAGCCATTTAAAGAGTGGTGCAGTAAGTGCCATATCAACGTCACTTCCCTTATAGCCGAACTTAAAAATGGCAGGACTAGGGCAAATATGGAGCCTAAACGCATGGGGCGCGGCACTCGGATGAACCTACCCTCGGCGCTAGTGCTACGGATAGACTGCACGGAGTTTATGGACGACGAGCCTGCAGCGTAGTGATACTATGCGGCGTGGTCTTCTGCCATGCTCTCTCCATGAGCTTACTCCCGGCGCAATGCCGGGAGTTTTTTACTCCATCGCTGCCCCGCGTCTGCGCAACTCGCTCTCCAACTTGGCGTTGTACGTTGCCCCGCTGATCATCCTTGATGTAGTCTTTTGGTGGGAAGTCATGGAGCGGTCAATAACTTCATTGAGGTTCCCTAACCCCGGATGCTTACGGAACAAGGCTTGCAACTCTTCCCTAGCATCTTGCTGCTCGTCAAAGTCCCCAAACCGCCTAGCCGTGTAGTACTGACGTAGTAGCTTGGTTTCCTTTGTGGACACGTACTTATCGATACCCTTGAGGTGGTTGGTGATTTCAAGCTGCCGTGCATAATCAGCAGGGAGGAAACCAAAAGCTTCTGCACCCACATTCCAAGCGTTTACTTCACCGATAATCGGATCACCCCGCAGTGTGTTTGCCCCCTCGGTAGCAAAACGCGCCGCTTTAAATATGTTACCAAATGCCGAAGGCAGCACTTGCTCGATACCCCGTCCCAGATGCCCCTCACCCATCATCGTAAATCCGAGCTCTACCTTACTCGCCACCCCATAGACGGGGCCAAGTAGCTGCGCCCCAAGGTTAGCGAGGGCAGATGTGGAGCTTCCTTGTTGCATATCCCGAAGGAGCAGATCGGTCTGGCTGAGTCGCCCCGCGATGTTAAGGTTAGTCAGGGCGCTGACCGGGCCGTAAGTCCAGAACGGCCCCGCTACGTTACGCACCATCGTCGCAAGGTCATCATCGTCGTCGTCTTTGAAAAGACCATGTATGAACGCAGCCATGCCAAAGAACGGGATGCCCTGCAGCCCCGCAAATAATGTTGCCATGCCAGTTACCCCGGCAAACTGGGTCATAGCTGCTTTCCTTTCCGCAGCAGTCGCGCCGACCAAAGCCTGCTTCATCATTTTGTACTGCAGGTACAACGACATTATCCCGTAGCGTTTGAACATCAACAACACGCGCCCAACCGGGCCTTGTGCGTAACGCGGGGCTGACGCAGCCGATGTGCCCCCTTGGGTCATCTCAGCCACATAAACGGCATAGTTAGCAGCGGCAGTCTCGCGCCCTTCAGGTGTGAGTGTACTTGCCAATATGCCATCTTTTGTTTTTGCACCAGACTTCTTGAGTCTATCCATCTCAAGGTTATAGGCAGAAATCAAACTGACTTCCCGGTTTATGCGTTCCGCGTGATGGAACGGAAGTCCACTCCAGAAATTAATCCTGCTGGTTGGCGCATCCAATATATCGTAGGTCATGGAGCTACCTATCTGCGCGTTTGCTTCCCATATCTTAATAGCCGTCTTGTATTGCTTACCGTACTTGGAATCGGGCGCGTAGTTAATTATGGATGGCCCCGTTGTTACCCTATCTTTTTCGTTGGTACCGAATACCTGTTGCTGCCTACTGGCCCCGCTACCAGCAAATACCTTGTAGGCATTAATAATTGCACTGCTGGTTTCCCCAAACCCATGCTCACCAGTCAGGTAGGGTGCCAATATCATAGGCACTTGCATCAAGTTGACAACAGCAGAGGATATGTTTGCCCCCAACAACATGTTGAACCCGGTAGAGGTCAACACCTGTGACCAGTTAGGAATCTTTGGGTTGGTGATGAACGGGAGCCGCGCTTGAAGCTCGTTGATAATAGCCGCAACCTTTGCGTTGTCACTGGGCGGTATATAGTTACCTTCTGCGTCCTTTAGCGCACCTTTACTCATTAGCTCTGAGACTTCCCTAGCTTCCGTAATT